CTCAATGGTGGTGCTATGATGTCCGCACAAAGTCAGTTCGAAAAAGAGACTGGCGAGGACAGCAGTTACTTAAATGATTTTTCAGGTTCTTGATAACAAAATTGAGTGTGTAGGCTACTATGCCGATAATAAAATCATCAAAGAAGATCCAAACAATAAACTAACTAGAACTTGGGATGCTAGCCCCAACTTCTTGAATAGTGGTGTAGATTATGCCAAACTCTATGCTGGGGTAGACAGCATAGACGAGGTACCACTACCCGACCACCTCCACTCCAGGTGGGAACTATCTAAAAAGAAAATGAAGGCTTTTCTTAATTGCTTGAATAAATCTCAAGTAAACCAAGAAGAACATTGCTTTTATGATTTAGTTCCAGAAAGGTTTCTAACTGAGTTCTATGATAACAAGAACGAGATCACTCAGTTTGTTTTTGATAACTATGAGAAACCAGCCAACTATGAGTTTTTGAAGGAGGTAAATCTTTTGCTTATGAAGATTTCAAATCAAAAGCTTGTTATTGAGTCTCCAAAGCTAAATAAGTCTGGGTTCAATCGAGCAGAGCTTTTGTCGGTTCAGAGATTCTTAAACTGTAGTAATAAAATCAGCTACAACATCTTCAAAAGCAAAACGGGAAGACTGTCCACTCAAAAGAACAGCTTCCCGATTCTAGCCTTTGATAAGAAATTTCGGCAGATTCTAAAGCCCCATAACCACTGGTTCCTAGAGCTAGACTTCAATGCGAATGAACTTCGTGTTCTACAGGCTCTAAATGGTGTAGAACAGCCGAAAGAAGACATCCATGACTGGAACATCAAGAATGTTTTTAGAGGGCTAGGAACCCGAGCAGAAGCAAAGAAACGGGCTTTTGCTTGGCTCTACAATCCCAATTCTGAAGATCACCTAATGTCTAGATTCTATGACAAAGATAAAATTTTGTCAAGCTACTATAAAGATGGAATAGTTTCTACTCCTTCCGGCAGGTCGATTCCTGCTGATGATTATCATGCTCTAAACTATCTAATTCAAGGAACAGCTTCAGACATTTGTTTAGAAGGAGCAATCAAAATTGACAAGCTTTTAGATAAAAGAAAAAGTTTTATTACTGCGGTTATTCACGATTCTGTCTTAATCGATTACAATGAAGAAGATAGAGATCTACTGAAAGAACTAGTTCAAGCCTATAAGCAAACTAACTACGGAGAGTTTAAAGTAAATGTTTCTGTTGGTGTCAATTACGGAGAAATGAAACAACTATGATAGTCATAGGGATAGGAACAGGTGGTAGTCAGATTATCCATAGCCTTTCTAGCTATGGTGTCTATGATTGTTTGACAATCGATTCTGAACCAGATAAGGAAATAGAAGGAATAACTCACATTCAGATCGACAAGCAAAAAGAATTCAAAGATTATGAAGAGTTAATTGACCTTGACATCTCATCAAAAGTAGGTCATAATGCTGTTCATGTTTTCTTGTTTGGTGGAGGAAAAACAACAGGCGCAACTTTAAAAATTCTAGAAAAGATTAAAGACAGAGAGATAACTCTAAACTATGTTAGACCTGAACAAAACTTTTTATCTAGCAAGCAAAAGCTAAGAGAAAGAGCCACATTCGGAATCTTACAAGAACTAGCTAGGTCTGGAGTCTTTCAAAGAATAAATCTTTTCGATTCAGACATTTTATTAAAGTTGAGTGAAGTTTCTTTCTTAGAAAAGAAAAATTACCTATCAGGAACAATCGCGCAGGTTTTTCACATGATTAATTGGGCAAATAAAACTGATGGGGTCTTTTCTAATCTAGAAGAACCATCCGAAGTGAACAGAATTGTTTCATTTGGAATGATTAATCCAGAGGACGGAGAAGAAATCTTCTACTTTCCTCTTGACAGCCAGAGAGAAACCTGTTACTATTTCTTCATGAATCGAGAGGCTCTTGGGACACCGGGAGTCATAGAAAAAATAAACAATCAAATTAAACAAAGAAATGAACAATCTTCATTTAAAATAATAGAATCTGATTGGGAAACCAATCATGTTTATTTTGAATCGTTCACAAACATAATTCAAAAAACCCAAATCAACACGGAGGAATAAATGGGTATTGATCTTAAGAAGATGCGCCAAAAGCTATCTGACCTACATAACAAGGGTGGTTCTGGTGGTGGCGCTAAGTTTTGGAAGCCATCGGAGGGCGAGAATGTAATTCGTATTATGCCTTCACCGGATGGTGATCCATTCAAACACTTTCATTTTCACTACAATCTAGGTGGTGGTGCTGGTGTTCTATGTCCAAAAAAGAATCATGGCGATGATTGTCCGGCTTGTGACTTTGTTTCAAAGCTTTACAATGATGGTGATGATGATTCACGCGAGATGGCTCGTAAGCTTGTAGCAAAGAGCCGCTTCTTCTCAACTGTTCTGGTTCGTGGTGAGGAAGCTGATGGTCCTAAGATTTGGGGTTATAGCAAGACTGTTTATGAGAATCTTCTACAACTAGTTCTAAATCCAGACTATGGTGACATTACTGATGCTGAATCTGGAACAGACCTTGTTCTTACTTATGGTAAGTCACCAGGAGCTATGTTCCCTTCAACAAACATCACTGCTCGTCGTAAGTCTTCACGACTAGTCGCAGATGAAGATTCAATGGTTGAATTGCTAGAGCAAACTGTTGATTATGACAAGCTCTTTGAGACTAAGAGTTCGGCAGACATTTCTCAACTTCTAGAGAAAACTCTATTGGGTGAAGAAGGTGATGATTCTGATGGAGTTGTTGTAACTCCAAAGAAGTCTGGTTCATCTGTAGATGATGCCTTCCAAGACCTACTTGCTGGTTAAATCTGCGAGAGGGGGAGCTTTCGCTCCCCCTCCGTTATTATGGAGAAAAAATGTCTAAAGCAACCGGTCGGCTAAACATAGCCGACATGAAAAAATTAATTAATAAGAAAGCAGGAATGGATGTTGCTTTCTCACTTTCTGATGATAATCCAACAGAGGTAACTCAATTTATTCCTACAGGCTGTAAATGGCTTGACGGAATTATCAAACGCGGAGATTGGGGTGGCATTCCTGTTGGAAAGCTAACAGAGATTGCTGGTTTAGAAGCAACTGGTAAATCTTACATGGCTGCTCAAATCGCTGGCAATGCTCAAAAGATGGGAATTGATGTGGTTTATTTTGATTCCGAGAATGCTATCGATCCAGAGTTCTTAACCAATGCTGGTTGTGATGTAGAGAAATTGCTTTATGTTCAAGCTACATCGGTAGAGTTTGTGCTAGAAACAATGGAGAGCCTACTTGCCAACAATGATAGCCAAATGTTATTTATTTGGGATTCTATGGCTCTAACTCCATCTGTTTCTGATATCGAGTCTGATTTTAATCCGCTTTCAACAATGGCTGTAAAGCCTCGTATTCTTTCAAAAGGAATGTCGAAGTTGATTCAGCCTATTGCTAACACAAAGTCAACTCTATTGATTCTAAACCAGTTAAAAACAAACATTACCAGAACGCCAGCAGAAGCCCTTACAACGCCTTATTTTACTCCAGGTGGTAAGGCATTGGCTTATTCCTATTCTCTACGAATCTGGCTAACTGCTCGCAAAGGTAAGTCATCTTTTATCTATGATGATAAGGGATTCCGTGTTGGAACTGAGGTCAAAGCCAAGATTGAGAAGTCTCGCTTTGGAACTCAGGGTAGAGAGTGTAATTTCAAGATTCTATGGGGTGGTGATGAAGTTCGCATCTTAGACCAAGAAAGCTGGTTTGAAGCAATTAAAGGTTCGGAACAGTTGACAAATGCTGGCGCTTGGTTTACACTACACTATAAAGATGGGACATCGGATAAGTTTCAATCTAAGCAGTGGCTAGATAAACTTCAAGATAAAAAATTCCATGACAGAATTGTGGAATTACTTGAAGAAGAAGTGGTAATGAAGTTTGATAAGAGAATTGGTCATGCTTCAAATTTCTATTCAGAAGACAAAGAAGAACATTATGTGGAGGATGTTGATTAATGGCTAAAGTAGGAATTCATGATTTAAAACCAGGTGGTAAGCGAACCGGAACAAAAAAGAAAACCCGTCAGGGAGCGGGAACATTTACTAAATGGTCAAGTCATAAAAATTCAAAGTTGTACAAGAAAAAGTACCGTGGTCAAGGCAAGTAATCTAAGCTTGACTTATTTGGGAGCCCCTGCTAGAATGTGATTTCTAGCAGGGGTTTTTTCTATGGATAGAATTATGATTGTAGACATGCTAAACATGTACTACAGAGCTTACATTGTTGATCCTTCATTATCAGCAAATGGACAACCAATTGGAGGAATTAAAGGTTCATTAAAAATTTTACAAAAACTATGTCGAGAAATCAAGCCAACACAAATTTATATTTGTTGGGATGGTCGTGAAGGGTCTTCTAAACGAAGGAAAATTAACAGTGGCTACAAAGAAGGTCGCAAACCAATTCGATTAAATCGAGACATTCGCCACCTATCAGACCAAGAAGAAATGGAAAACAAGATTTGGCAACAGCTAAGGCTGGCTGAATACTTCAATCAGCTTCCCATCTGTCAATTAAACATTGAATTCTCAGAAGCAGATGACATTATTGGAGCCCTTGTTGCTAGGTTCCGAGGTAAACAAAAGGTAGTTATCTCAAGTGACAAGGATTACTTTCAGCTACTAGATGACACAACTCTTCTTTATCGCCCAACACAAAAGCAAATCTTAAATAAGAATAACATTATCAGTGAGTACAACATTCATCCATCAAACTTCGCAGTTGCCAGAGCAATCGTAGGCGACAAGAGCGACAATCTCCCAGGAGTAAATGGGGTAGGTCTTAAGACTGTAGCGAAAAAGATGCCTTTTCTTCTAGAGAGAGAAGATTGCCTCTTGAAAGATGTGTTCGACTCTGCTATAGTCGATGATCCATTTTGGGAGAAGATTAAAACCAGTAAAAATTTAATTGAAGAAAACTTCAAAGTAATGAATCTTGGAACAATCAATCTTTCACCTCAAAATAGTAGAATTATTAAAGAAGCGGTAGAGAATTATCCAACAGAATTTGCCAGAACTGAACTAATCAAAATGATGATGAAAGATGGTTTTGCTGAATTAAACTGGGACGATCTCTACACTTCCATGAATCGCATAAGGATTGCCAATGCTAAATAATGATTTTTCAAAATTTGGAAAACACTTTCAAGAAAACCTAGTTCAGATTATGTTTGAAGACCGAGCCTTCTGCGATCAAGTAGGCGAAGTCTTCAAGGTGGAGTTTCTAGAACAGAAATATCTACAGGAGTTTGTTGATAGGTTATTTACCTACAAGACAAAGTTTACCACTCATCCGTCTTCCAATGCGATGGCTTCTGTTCTTAGGACAGAATTGGATGAGTCTAATCAAGTCTTAACAAAGCAAGTAAGAGACTTCTTTGCTAGAATTCAAGCAAATTCTGAGATTGAAGATGAAGAGTATATCAAACACACTTCTCTAGACTTCTGTCGCAAACAAAAGTTAAAAGAAGCTCTGATGAAGTCTGCGAACCTTCTTCAGAAGGCTTCATTCGACGAGATTTCAGTTCTTATTAATGAAGCTCTGAAACTTGGCTCAGATAATTCCTATGGCTATGATTATAAGCTAGACTTTGAAAAGCGATTTGTTCTTAAGCAAAGAAGTCCAGTTACAACAGGCTGGGATATCATTGATAAGATTAGCAAAGGCGGCCTGGGAGCAGGAGAGCTTGGTGTTGTTATTGCTCCAACAGGAGCAGGTAAATCAATGGCTTTGGTTCATTTGGGAACTCAAGCTCTTATCAACGGTAAGACAGTAGTTCACTTTACACTAGAACTAGCAGACACAGTTGTAGCTTCTCGTTATGATTCTTGTTTGACTGGAATTCACCTGAAAGACCTTTACCATCGTAAAGAAGAGATTTATGAAGAGGTAAAGGGTGTAAGCGGAAACATTATTGTAAAAGAATACCCAACCAAGTCTGCTTCTGTGACAACTTTGCGAAACCATCTAAGTAAGCTACAGAATCGTGGCATTGATGTTGGAATGATTATCGTTGATTATGCCGACCTTCTAAAGCCAACAGGCAACTACAAAGAAAAAAGAATTGAGTTAGAGACAATCTACGAAGATCTTCGTGGTCTTTCTCAAGAGTTTGGTTGTCCTATTTGGACAGCCTCTCAAACAAATCGAAGCGGACTTAATGCCGAAGTTATCACAATGGAAAGTATTTCTGAAGCTTTCAACAAATGTTTTGTTGCGGACTTCATATTTACCTTATCCCGAACCATCGAGGATAAAAATACGAATGCTGCTAGAATGTTTGTAGCTAAAAATCGTAATGGGCCAGACGGTCTTGTTTACCCGATGAAGATGGATACCGCTAATGTTTTGCTAGAAGTTCTGGAACCAGATGGTAATACGATTCAAGAGATCAATAAGGAAGCAGCAAAACATCAAAAACAAAGATTAATCGATAAATACAAGAAATTTAAACAAGGAGACAGTTAATGGAAATAGCTTCAGAAATTTTATCAGAGATCACAGTTCACATGAAATATGCTAAGTTTAACCCTGAAAAACAACGCAGGGAAACTTGGGAAGAACTTTGCGAGCGCAATATGGATATGCATATTAAGAAATATCCACAGTTAGAAAGCGAAATCAGACAAGTCTATAAGGATTATATCGTAACGAAGAAGGTTTTGCCTTCTATGCGATCAATGCAATTTGCAGGCAAGCCAATTGAGCTAGCCCCAAACAGGGTTTTCAACTGTGCTTACATGCCAGTAGATCACCCAGACTCATTTGCCGAGTGTATGTTCCTCCTATTAGGAGGAACTGGTGTTGGTTTTTCAGTTCAAAAGCACCATGTTGAAAAACTACCAGAGATTAGAAAGCCAACAGGCAATAAGACCCGCCGCTTTTTAGTTTCAGATTCAATCGAGGGTTGGGCAGATGCCGTAAAAGCCCTTATTTGGTCTTACTTCAAGGGAACATCAAGGCTTCGTTTTGATTTCAGCGACATTCGTCCCAAGGGAGCCAGACTAATCACTTCCGGTGGTAAAGCTCCCGGCCCTCAGCCTCTTAGAGAGTGCCTTGTTAAAGTTGAGGGTGTTTTAGCAGAGAAAGAAGATGGCGATAAATTAGAACCAATTGAAGTTCATGACATTATTTGCCATATTGCC